ACAACTCACCATCAATAAGAAGCTGACGAAAGTATCCCCACCCTTTATTTTCTAAATCAAAAATTTGTATAAACTTATTAAATTCTTTAGTAAGCTCAGATTTTATTTCAGACGTATAGTCTCCGTTGAGTTTAAATTTAATAACATCACCATTTTCGTCTACGTTGATTACTTCATCTGATATTTCATCTAAACAGTCAGATACTTCAGAATAACCAGCCATTCTTCTATATTCTGCTAATCTCCTAATTTTATCAGTGTCAATTTTTGCATATAAAAACTGATGATATGCGTTGTCGATAACAATGCCGCCTAAGTTATAGTCGTCCTGCATTTCAGGCCCAATAACTACAGACTGTTTTAAAGCATATTCGTCTCTACGTTTAGAAAGACGTGCAAAAATTTCGTATTTTGGATTAGTGTCTGTGATGTCCCTAACAGCCTGGTTGATGTAGGGGAGCTTTGCTAAGACAGAAGAAATAAAGCCTCTACCAGAATTAGCTGTTTGATTATACTGAGGTAACAAGTCAGGCATATGTATTTATTTAGTAGTAAAGTAGAAAAATCTATCGTAAAATCGCCTGCATACCATTCACACATGCAGGCTGGTATGGGTTCTTTATAAGGGTGGGGTCTATTGTTGAATCGTGCGGAGGCAGTACCGAATCTTTGCTAAGAACTCCATAACCTGCGTCGTTTTTTGCGATAATATCAAATTTGCCTTCCCCTGTTATAATATCTGGTATAGTAAACTCTATACTATTTTCAGATAAAGTTCTAAAAGTAGAAATTCTCACTCCATCAAAATTAGGATAATCATCAAGCAAGGATGTGCCTAAAAAAGGGGTTTGTAAGCTTTTGTTAAGCAAAATATCTTCATCAGACTGTAAGTAAAGATCTGTTATGTTAATAAAACTTTTACCATACAATGTATAAACAGTGCTTGAAGTGGTTCTACCAATATAATAATAGATGTTGTCTATATTTTTAAGAGTTGGTTTACCTGAAAAAGTAAAAGACTGCGGCAAATCAGAGATGTCGTCCCCAGTCGCGGTTTCATTAGTGTTATTATATATGTAGCACGAATCACTTAACAGTGTAGGTATAATATTAGTATCTATATTAAATATTTTATTATAAGCTTTATCTATTTGCTTAAAGAGCCACCCCTTAATGGTAAAAGTAGTATCACAGGTAACTCTTGCAAGCTGATTAGTAGCTAACTCGGTAGGGTATTGCATATTGAGATTACCTCCCCACTCAATAATTGTTCTTATTTCTTTCTCGTACGTTGTGTTTTCAGTAGTTGGCAGCTTCCACGATATAGCAATATACGGGTCGCAGTACGGTACAAAATTAGAAATAATTTGCTCAATATCAGACTGATATCTTGCAATAATAGCCATGTTTACAACTATATTAATAGGTACAGGCTGTGGTATAAGTCGTAGAGTATCTTCTTTAGTAGTTGTGCCTATAACATAACCGTCTAGTTTATTAAATACTCGCTCAGGATCTCTAGCTATTGAATTTATACTAATAGAAATTGCAGGAAGAGGTAGAGTTCGACTAGCTGTAAGCAGATCATTTATTACACGCTGCTTTGGGGCGTACATAAATCCTACCCCTATATATTCTCCGTCTGTGGCCCGCTCACTATCAAACCGCTTTATAGCAATATCGTTAAATGCTGCCATAAACTGAGTAATTAAATTTTTTATTTCAAAATAGTAGGGGCGTTTTTTCATACAAATCGATCTAAGAAATACTTAGGCAATTTGTCAACTTCTTTATGAAGAGCTTTGCATATTGTAGCGTCTAAAACAAAAGTAGCAGAAAAATCTTCTTTATTGCGAGTACATCTACCACACATTTGAACAAAGCTTATAAGCATTTTTGTCTGATAATAGCTAGGTTCTCTCTCAAAGATTAATTTTACTCTCTTAGAGCTTAAGGGCATGTATGGCGCTTTAATAATAATTTGAAACCGGCCTAACTCATCATCAAAGCTTACTCCAAAAGCTATAGACGGGCTCACTACTACAGTTGGCACATCTTTTAAAGATGTATGCTGTTGAAGTATACTCTCATTAGTAGTACCGTGCTCTCTAAATAAAAACCTAGAATTATTTTTAATTTTTTTCTGAAAAGCTTCTGTGATCTGCATTGAGTGAGTATGTATAACACCCTTTTCTTTGTTATATCCCTCACAAATTGATAATGCTTGGTCTACTACTTTAGGCAAGTTTTTTTCTAAAGTAGAATACGATAAAGCATATTTATTAGAGCAGTAAATAGGAGATTTTTTAGGGTTGAACGGTGAAGCTATTTCAAAATATTCATAATCCTTTGGTTTAATGCCTAAAAATTCAATAGCTTTTTTAGGTAAAAAAGCACCCATAAGTATTACGTGGTCAGCGCTACTAAACAACACCTTTGCAAAATTATCTACATTATAAGGTGTAAACATTACGTTGTGTTGCTTTTTTTCGATGATATACTCACTTTTATCCCAATTAGACACTACAGAGCTAAGAGACTCAACAAAAGAAGATAGCTTCTGCAGACGCTTGATGTCTTTAAATAAGACAGATGAAGATTTTCTATTTTTAATATTAACATCTTCGAGTAGTTCTTTCACTATCTTATCTGCAGCAAGATAAACATCGTTTAACCACCGCATAGCTACAGTAGGTGTGTCAGATTTTAGTTTAGTGTATGGTATGTTTTCATTTTCAAGAAATGCATAAGACACATCCACAGAATATTTAGATACGAGTACTTCTTCAATTTCAGTAGCTTCATCGCAGATGAGTATTTGTCTTTTTCTAATAAAGTCAGGTAAAGTTAAAAAAACATTGTAATTTAATATACCGAATTTTGAAGATAAAGCTTTGCTTCGCTGGTTATAAAAACTGCACGTGCTGTTTTGTAAACATTGCTCTTTAAGTTTTGGAGAAAGGAGACATGGCGCAACATCTACAGTATAACTGCCATCTACATTACATTGGTAGTTATTTTTCCCTTTTAATGCTTCTCCAAAAGAAAACAAACTATCGTACTGATTCTGTAAAGATTTAGTAGTTGTAAGTGATATTCCGCCAAAAGCTTTAAACTGTTCAATAGCAGCTCTATGAATATAATCACCACTAAAATCTTTTTTAAAAGCATCATTACTTTCTAAAAGAGAAGTATATTCAGCTTCTATTGAATTTGTGCTATTACAAAAAGCTGCAGCTATGTGAGATTTACCAACCCCTGTCGGTATATTAGCAATTGCAAATTTTTTTGTTTTAAAAATATTACAAATTGTTTTTATAGCTGTTTCTTGCTCAGGCCGAGGAGTACCTGGGAAGTTAGAAATTACATCATTAAATGAATACACAGAATTATTGTAGGTTACTATTAATTTTCTAGCAAATTAATAGTTAATATTTTATTAAAAAATTTATTTTTTACTGCTGTAATATCTTGTAAAGATTTAAGAGTCTCTTTGTTATTATGAGACAAAGTACTTAATCTATAATCAAAATATATTAGATTATCTTCTTTATGAATTTCAATATTAAAAGGTATAGGTATATCTATCTTTTCTTGCTTTTTTTTATCTGTTTGTAAAACAAACGACACAAAAAAATACTTTTGACTGTATAGTAAAAATTTACCAGTCTTAAATATTTTTTTTTCTAACTCAAAAGATATAGTTTTTTGTAAAATACTTTTTAATAGAGAATCTAAAGGAGTATCATTTATAGTCATGTATTTATAAAAGCAGCTTTCTGCGCGCCTGACATAGGAAGAATTACTTCATCAAAATACTTCCAAAAATCTGTTTCTGGAGACGTAGGGATTGTTTTAATAATATTACAAGATTCAGTATTTACTGTTCTCCAGTCTTGCATAAGAATATCCCATACCGTTACAAGACCGTGCTCTTTTGTGTTGTATGAAGCTGAATCTCTTGGAGCTTTAAAATTAAATACTACTGCCCCTTTATCGCTGTTTAGCAGACTGTAATCTAGCGTACAAATCATTCTACGCGTAGCGGAGAGGCCCTTCTTGGGCCGTCTCCTATTAAATTTTAATTCAACTACATTAGAACCTAATGTAGATAGCAATGTACTAAACGGTGTCATTTTTAAGCTTACATACACCAAAAATACGAGCTTCATTTAAGAAAACAATATTTTTAATGTCATTAATATTACTAGCCCGAATACCCTTGTCATTTGGAAATACGACGTGGTCTCCTTGCTTTGTAAACTTACAATTTGGCCCAGCAAGAATAACTTTACCTACCCGCCACACGTGGGTAGTTACATCTACTGATACATAAATTCCATTTCTCAATACTTCTCGACCTGTTTCAGAGACGTCTACATACTGCACCATTAGAATGTCATCTAAAACTGAAGTAAGAGTCCAATCAGACAACTCAAAACTATCTGACTTATAAGCTTCAAGTTGAATGTTACCTTTAACATTATCTTCTAGTTTTGATCTTAAATTTTCTGTGTTTTGTTTATTCATATTATTCAAAATAGTGTACTATAACTGTATTTGTAGTTGGGTCAAATCTATATTCTTTTCTTCTTGGTCTTTTACAAAAACGACATTCTTCTTGTTCGTTAAAGATGCACGGACCGTTGCGTGTTTTTGAAATTCTATTGCGTTTACATCCAGACACTCTTTTTTTCTTTTTAAAAGAAGTAGTGTCTTTATCGCTAAGATACTGTGTCCAGTTTGTCATGGTGTAAATAAGTTATAATTTCATTATATTCTTTTGCTTCTCGTTTTGAGATTTCAAGAGCGTTACTTACATTGTTGTCTTCTTCTGTAGATAAATTAGAAGATTTTTTAATATATGCAACTTTTTTTTGTTTTTGTTTAGGTAAACAAGTAAACATAATTTTGTAGATTAAATCTTTATCATTAAAGAATAATGACCATCTATTAGTTGTTTCGTTTAAAATTAATGTAGAGTCCTTAGATGCCATGCTACACCATCGCTGTAACATAAACGGTTGAAAATTTAAAGACTCTACATGTGTAGATGTAAATGTCCCTTTTTTTGTAAAAAGTACATCTTTGATATAGTCAAAGATTGTCGGCTCTGTCATACAGTCTTTGTAGTAGCAACGAAGATAGATGTTGTAATATCATTAAAAATATCTTCAATAGCGTTAATAAACTGAAGTATCTGCTCGTCATTTAAGTTAGTAGAGTAAGCAAAGCTAGGGGCTTTTGGTCCTGCACTAATATTAATGCCAAGATGACCGATTACTGCACCGTTCTTTTCTGTAGAAATACTCACACTAGCTTTCTTAAATTGATTATCTCCTACTCCTACCATGATATCATCACCGTGAATAGAGATAGGTACAATATTTTCATTATCTCTATTTAAGATACTATTGAGAGCGTGAGATACATATGTGCAAAATAAACGCTGAAAAGCCACTCCACCAAGAGCACACATATTAGGTATTTCCCAGCAAAAACTAATAGCATCATCAGAAAAAATAAAATCGTTATTAAGCAAATCTTCTTTGTCAATTAAATTTGTTGTAACGTTCATCTTACCTCTAAAAGAAATAAGACATCCAGTCGGAGGATATTTGTCCCTAAAATAAGTATATCCAAATCTGTTGTGAAGTAGAGAGCCGTCGTAGTCTAGTTTACCGATGTTCATAATGTATTATAGTAAGTTAAATTATTTTTTTATCCAGGTATAAAGTATGGGGTTTTGTAACTAAATGTATCTAATGTATCAATAATCTTATTGTCATCCCATTTATATATGTTACCTTCTTTTATTAGCTCACTGTCTTCAAACTGAGCTGAAGAAAAACTAACTCGATCTTTGCTTCTATATATTGGGTTTGCTACTCTTGCGAGAGTAAATGTTTTAGGCGTACTACGCCTAGCTATCCATACTGCAAACGGATTAGATGATATTTCTTTTAAAGCATCTCGCTCAAAAGAAGTATGGTCTAGATAATACCCAATCCACTCAGAATCTACATCAAAATGAAGATTATATCTTGATGCAAGAGTTTTGTGGTTATTAATAATACCATTATGAGCATACCAATAGAATCGAGATTGAAACGGATGGCAAGTGCGCTCACTAAACACATCAGTTTCACTAGTAGGTGCTCTATTATGACCTAGATAATAATCCATATTATCTGGTATATCATTAATAGCTAATTCTTCGTTTGTTTTAAGTACGACACTAGTGTTATTCCTATAACAAAAAATCCCGCTACTATAAGAGCCACGGCTTCTATTAAGTTGATATAGATCAAAGAAACTAGTTTTATTATTAGATCCAAAAATTCCACACATATTTCTATCACTTTAAATATTTCTGATTAAATGTTGCTGCGCTTTGTTTCCATTCATCTGTATTAATACTATCACCTAGACCTGCATGATAGCAGAAGAGCTGAATCACGCCCATTTTAAGCTTTGCTTCATTGGCACGCAAGCAAAAAGACAAATCATAATGATGAAATTTAAAATCTTCATCAAAGGTACAGCTAGATTTTAACAACGACTCAATTTTAACTCCTAGAAATAACCCATCAAGAAGTAGTGCTCTACCCCACGCAGGGCCATATTGAGAAGTTGTTATATTACCGTCAGGAAATTTGTGAGCAACTTCTCCTACAGAATATTTTTTACCTATAGAAGGGTCTTGCCACCCTGCCATAAAATGCCAAGCTGGAAAGTCTTTATTAACAATTTTAGTAGAGCCTGCTAGGCCAATAATATCATATTTTTCAAAACCTGCAAAGATCTTGTCTGACGCAAACATGTCAGCAATTAGTACATCGTCATGAACAAATATTACATAATCGTTTTTATATTCTTCCGAAATATACTGATTGTACAGAGAGGGTAGTCCTTTTTTGTTTTGATAATGAATATCAAACTTAAAATCTTTATCAAAATTATTACCAGCTACTGCTCGTTGTTTAAATTTATAAAACTCTGTCTCTAAAAAAGAGAGTTTTGTGTGTTCAGTAGCTACAACAAATCTAATTTGTTTATTTAGTTCCATGGGATTTCA